CATCTACTGAGCCACCTAAAGCCGTATCTTTTTTTAATCTTGTTGCTGATATAAATAATGTATGTTGTATTGCCATATTTAAACGTCTTTAGCTTTTGAATAATCTAGTGATTTGGTCTTACCTCTATTGTCTGTAACTACTGCCTTAGTTTTTAAAGAATTATATGCTTGTGTTACTGGCTCTGGTGCTAATTTTGATACATCCATAGCAAAGTCAAACTCTACTGTATCAATAGGATCAAATCCTGAAATCCTAGCTTTATTATTATAATAAACTTCTGCATAAGCAGTAGCTGAGGTTGTTTTTCTTACGTTATAAACTATTTTATAAATACGGTGGTATGCTTCTTTAGATTCTACACCGTGTGAACTTGTATATGCTATTTGTAATGCCATAATTTAATTTATTTTCTACCTGGATATTTCCACCAATTATTACTTGCGTTTGCTGCTTGAACTGCGTCCTTAATTCCTCTTGGGTTTGGCTCGTAAGTTTTAGGTATTGATGATGTTTTTTTATAGTCATCTAATCCCTGTCCTTCTTTAAGCTCACTACCTGATTTAAGGCGATATAAAACTACCTTCCAGGCGTGGGTACACCACACACCTCCTTTGTACTTGAAAAGGTCATACTTTCTACCTTTATGCCCTAGCTGTCTATTAACACCTTCTCTACTTGCTTTATCAATATCTTCTAATCTATATACAGTTCCTTGACCTGATAATCGCATCATATTTTTGCAGAATGTTCTTGATTCTCCTGTCTTAGTTTTTCTTTTACTCTTTTTAAAATACTTAAATCTTATTTTATAATATGATTTATCTAAATAGCTAAAGCCGTCAGGTTTTGCTGATATTTCATCTGCAAATTCTTTTTTATCTATTTTTTTAATAAGGTCATCTGCCCATCCTTCATAATCTTCTATAACACCTTCTTCTTGCTCATCTACTATTTCCCATTCATCTAAATCAATTTGTTCGCCTTTTAAATCTTCCAAAAGTCCATTTAAATCATCATCAGACATTTCTACAAAGTCATCAGATATATCTTCTTTTGTAACTCCTTCTTTTTCTTGGTCTTCCTCTGATTGTGTTTCTGTTACATCTAAATCAATAAAATCAGCAGGTTTAAGCGATTTAAAGTATAAATCAAGGCTTATGTCATTTACTTTAAATATCTTCTCTAAACCCTTTAAAAGCGTGTTTTGGAAGGGAATTACTACAGTATTGTTAAATAAACTGTAAGCATCTCGTAATTCATCAGCATTATTACCTAAACCACCGCCTTCTGAACGAATACCAAATAATATAGGAGATGTAACCCTGTGTCCTGCTAAAATTTGATTTACAGCTTGTTTTGACATACCCTCCCAAGCTGATTGTGCATCATTCATTTGGATCGGCTCTATGACAGGAGCAGTTTCTTTACCATCATTAAAAGTAATAAGTATTTTACCTGCATTACCACTACCTGCAAATTTAGCGTTTAATTGTCTTTCTATAGTTCTTCTCTCCTCATCCGATGGAATTCCATTCGAGAAGCCGACATGCATCGAGGGAGTCATTCCTGACGTTATATTAGATAAATGAAACTGAGCAATCTCTAGTTCCATTTGAATCCAGTCAGTAGCAGCTACATAATCAGGAGCAAAGCCATAAAATAAAGCAGGATTTTTATCTCTAATCATTAGAATCTGACTAGCTTGTGTTCTATCATCTGTGTTAAATGCAGGATATGCTCTTGGCTTGTATTCAGCTTTTCTTGTTTTAGACCAATCAGCAGAGTAGTAGTAGTGTCTTATTTCTCCATCTATCATTTTACCACTACGGATATATTGAGCAGGTATATGTAACATTTTAGCTATCTTACTTCTATCCCTAGACCAAATAACATTAACATAACAACCCCCAAATAGTTTTAAATCCATTGCTAGGTCTTTTAATACATCATCATCAGAATTATGTAAAAGCTCTGTAAGTCGCAAATAAGACTCTTTTGTGTCTGTGTTGTCATCTGCATTAGTAGCAGCTAATCCTTCGCCATATATCATCGCACCTATTGACTTAACTAAAGCACCATTAATAGCACTTCCTAAGAATAGGTCTAGTAGGTAGTTAGGGTAGAGGTTATCTTGTCCAAAATTTACCCAGTCATTCTTAGTATCTTCTACTAAATGAGGGATATTATAGTGGCTTAATTTTACTAAATCTAAATTCATAATTATATTGTTACATAAACGCTATCTGTGTCTGCGTCATTAGTTGTGTATTCTGAGTATGTTACTGCTTCTCTATTTGTTCCACCTCTTACATTAAATAATCCTGTAAATAATTTTGTTAATCCTGACTTGTCAAGATTAGAAGCAGAAGAATTATTATATATTTCTAAATCATAGAATCCTAAAGGATAATCTGTATTTCCTATAAATATTTTACCACCTGTTAAATTCTCATTTGCTACAACAGAAGCGGTTTGATACAAAAACAAAGCTGCTCTTGGTTTACCTGTTTCAAAGAAAACAGTAGGAATAAATGCTTTTTCTTTTCCTGTTAATTGGCTTGTTAAAACCCATAAAGGAGTATAAGTATATGTGCTTACTATATCATATATATTAACATAAGCTGCAAAAACAGGTTCAGTATTTGTGACATAGGTTTGAATCATTCTTCTATAAAGTATTTATTAATAAATTCAGGATTCTTTTCTGCAAATACTTTTAAAGCATCACTATCAAAACTATTTATATCTCCTATAATTTTATCTTCGTATTCTGATTTAACTATCCAAGCCACTATTCTTTTTCTTTTTAGGTTTTTCTTCTATAAATAAACTATTTCTAACGCTCTCGTTTAATCCTTGTATTTGCTTTTGTGTTAATTCATCTAATGGGATATTGATATTATCAACGCTTTTGCCTTCCCATTCTTTTTTAAGTTTCCAAGCCATAGTATTTTATTATAAATATAAAAGTTAGCATATTGTTTTTTAATGTACAAAAAAAGGGGAATAAATCCCCTTTCTTTATCTATTTAGAGTAACGATTAAGTTCCTACAGTAATAGTTAAGTTAGCTTCATCAGCTAATCCATCAAATGGATATTTCGCTGTAGCAGCACCTGCACTAGCAGGAAGCTGTATTAAAGCGTTCTTTTCTTCTGCTCCCCATTCTATGGTATATCCACTCATATCTCCTTTAGCAGTTCCAGTTACTACAGTACCACCTGTTACATAACAACCACCGTCTATTCCTAATAAATAAACATTGTCGTTAGAATCTTGAACAAAGATTTGACTTCTTGAATAAGCCATAAGTCTTAATTCATTAGTCATATCGTGGTCTATTTTTTGTAAAACTACAGAAAGTGTTTGCTCAAAAAAAGTAGTACCATTAGCATTATCAGAATTTATATTAACCGTAAGACTAGAAAGATTCTGTACTAAATCATATTTAAATACTTCAACCGTACCACCGCAACAAGACCAAGTAGCAAAACCTGCTGTTGTCATTTCAGTAGTATTGATTGTAGCAGCAGCAGAAACATTATTGCTGTATGATTTAGCAATATAAATAGCTTTTAAACCACCTATACTATCTTTGCAATCTATCAATCGTCCTCTTGTTATATTACAAGCCATATTATTATATTATTAAAAGGTTAATAAAAGGGGAGTCTATTACAACTCCCCATTTAAAGTATCTATTAAGTCCAAACAGTTGAACCGTAAACACCATCTGTTGCTACAGCAGTTTGTACTCCTACAGCAAAGTTCATTGTAATTCTTACGTTGTCAGAACCATCATACTCGTAAGTAGGAATCAATCGAGCTTCTGTCCAATCAGTAGCAAGGTTAGTTCCAAATACTAAGTTTTCAGGGTAAGTGAAAAGGATAGTATCGTTGAACATACCTGGACATCTGTAGATTGGGTAGCCAAAGTAAGTAGCTGTGTCAGATTTTGCATCAAAACCTAATCCTGAGATTTGTCCTTGATTAGAACCTGCTGAAGCTAATGCTTGAATGTAAAAACCATAAGTTTTGTTGTTCATATAGAAACCAACACCTGGCTTAGTAAGTATTCCTGAAATATCAGAAGCAGCTTTGTCATAAACAGCAGCCATATCAGTTAAGATGTCTGAAGCAGCTAAAGCATCAGCGAAATCTACTTCGCTAAAGTCTTTACAAGCAGAAGCGTCTGCACCTGCCTCATCTTGAGTACCATCATCAGATAAGAAACCAACTCCAAAAGGAGAAGAACCTTGCCATATTCCGATTTCTAATTGAGCAGCAGCTTTTCCTGCAACAACTTGTAATAAGAAGTCAGAAAATGCTTGTGGTAAGTTACCATTTCTGTCCATTCCTTGACCCATCCAAGTAGGGAAGATTGTTCCTCTACATATTTCTTCGTTTACTTTAAGGTCAGTTAATGAAAGAACTTGCTCAGTAGTTGATGTATCGTTTCCACTATTGAAACCACAATTACTTGTGCCACCTGCAACAATAGGATTTGCACAAGCGATATTGTTAATTACTGCACTTTTTGTTAGACCATCTAAGATTCTAACATAACCTTTAGCAACTGTGTCAGGACTTCTCAAGGCAGCAGTCACATAAGGCATTGCGTGAACACCTGCATACGTATCACCCGTTACAGATATGTCAAACTCACGTCTTTTTGATAATTGAATTTTATTTGCCATTTTATTTATTATTTATTGTTAATGTAATATGCTGTCCTCTCCATTGGTGACAGTTTCTTTAAATCGACAGTAGCACTAAAGTTTTGTCCTTCAGGATTGTATGAAATACCTTCCGTAGCAGGTTCGCCACTTAATTCTACTATCTTACCTTTAAGTTCTTCTATTTGTGTCATAAGTTCCCCTATAACTTCTGAACTCATTTCTGTTTTATCTTCTTCAGAATCTTCTTTTACTTCTTCATTAGTTTCTTCTACAGATTCTTCTTTAGATAATTCAGCAGATGCTTCTACTTTATCAGCTTTCAGATCAGCTACAGCATCTTCTAAATTTTTAATTCTAATTTCCATTCCTTTCCAATCAGCAACATCAGCTTCTTCAGCTAATTCTTCTTCTTTAGATTCCTCAGCTACTTCTTCAGAAAGTTCTTCCTCAGATGCTTCAACATCTTCAGCTTCTTTTTCTTCGCCTAAGTCAAGGATTTCAGAGTTCTCGCCAATAGTTAATTTATTTCCATTTTCCATTGTGTAGCTACCTGCTTCTAACGCAGATGCTTCGCCATCATCAGAGATAGCAAATACTTTAGAGCCAATCATGAATTGCTCATCTTCTGTAGCAACTACACGACCATCATCTAATTTCATTTCAGCGTACATTTTTACGCTATAAGATTTAGGTTCATTTTTCATTTTCAAGATATTTAAAATTTTTTCTATTGTTCCCATAACATTAATAAATATAAAGGTGTTTAAATTGTTTATTTCTTTAGCGTTTTACTGTCCTATTTTTGAT